CATTCACGGTATTTACAGTCGTTATAAAATTTACATCAAAATCAGTCGCTGAATTTTTAATCAACGCCTGCCCTGTAGTCCCGCCAATCGGAACTCGATTATACAAATTTGTTGTTCCCTCTCCGACATCGTCTGTATCTAACGTTACATCGGGACCCGATTCTTCATTTACGGTATTTACAGTCGTTATAAAATTTACATCAAAATCAGTCGCTGAATTTTTAATCAACGCCTGCCCTGTAGTCCCGCCAATCGGAACTCGATTATACAAATTTATTGTTCCCTCAGATAAATCGTCTGTATCCACCGAGGCAATTATGGGGACCGCGACACTAGACAATACGGATTTTTTACTCGACCCTGAAGGGTCTGAAGACAAATCACTAATGTCAACAACATGTACAAAATCGTCTACAGCAGGTACTAATAATTCAGGTTGTTCTGTCAGTCTCTTATCTACCATATCAATTCATCTCGTAATTGTCGCCATTCTGAAACACATAATTGTTACCGTCTTGCAAAATATAATTCGGGGGCAATAAAGTATCACAACACTCATAAAAAGTTATCCCTTCTGTTAGGGCAATTCTCCCTTCCTCACGAATAGACCGCATATAAACCTTTCCTAACCCTAACAAAGTAAAAGGCAATTTTTCATTTGGTAACAAAATATGGCCAAGATCTTGACTTATATCAGGTTTATTTTCCGATTCTACATACAACAAATTTGTATCAGTTATATTTGTTATGTACCCCCTACGAGAAGGAGCCGTTATGACCCAATCGTCTTTCGGGATATCGATAATTATAGTACTCACCGCAACTAAACTCTTGATATACGAAATTGGTCATAAAACAACGTAGCGCCAGACTCCTTTGCATTCAATTCTGTACAAGAGCAATCCCCTCGATTGGTGTATAAATTTGACACATGCAATTTTATAGCGTTTTGAATTTCATTTAAACATCGATAAGCCTTTGTTACAAACAATACTGTAATTGCCTGCTCCCGTTCAGCGACATCTGTTGGCCAATCTTTATCATCAAACAAAAGAATCTCTGAACTCTGGGTCAATTTTTTTAAATAATAATCTGCAACCGAAACTGTTGATGTCCCACTTGCATCGTTTAGATACATAATATCAGTGATTGTATCCACTGGGTCACGTTTAAGTTCAATTCGTTCAGTAGCAAACCGACCACAACCGTAAGCCAAATTGGAGCTAACATATTGGTATTGAAATCGTTCAGAACTATTACCAAAATCAGAAAACGCATCTAACAAAAGTTCCCAAGTATTGGCCCTAAATTCCCTACCAGTGTACTTTTCGCCCCATTCAGTAGCTGAATCAATCAAAGCTTGGATCAGAGTATCTTCAGTAGTAGTAGTCACTTTGAGGAATGACTTCATATTAGCCAGAGACACTGGCGATGTGCCAAAACTCAACAACTGATAAATTTGACTCAACCCTGTGCAGCCTTTTTGTCTTTCTTAGCAGGACTCTTTTCTGCTTTCGACTTCACCTGTTTTGGGGGGTTCTGTGGGTTTTTGTCTATAATCTTACACAAGCCCGCCCCCTCAAGTCTAATAGCAAGTGATACAGAAACTGTGTATTTCTCGCCTTTTGTTATCTCCAATTGGGGTTTCCAAGGCTCCTGTGCCCATCGTCCATTTTCTAAAGCTTCGACTTCAACTTTATGTTCAGGTAGCATAATAACCTCTCAGTTAAAACAAAACGCCAATTTAAATTGGCGTTTTGTTTAAGTTTCAAATTACTGCGCAACTGGGGCAGTATGGGGGGTCCCTAAAACAACCACAGCTGAAAATGTGCCACCAGTAGTCACACCAGTTGACACCAAGGACACACGTTGATAACGATCTTTTCCAATCGAACCTACTCGAATAGTGGCATCGTCATCAGCCGCAACAAACCCTGTTAAAGCCCCTAAAGTTAACTCTGAATCCAATGTAGCTGCATCAGAAAGAGCGGCATCGTCGCCTTCCTCTAACAAAATTGCGTAAGCGCCATCAGTAATCGTACCAGATTGAAGGACAAATTCAATTGATTCAAAACCTTTAGTATCAATAATTTCGCCAACAGTTGTAGTATTAGAGCTAATAACCTGAGTAGTTAAAGCCACCCTATCGTCAACTCTACTATGAAGGTCAAATTCAGACATTTCATTTTCTCCTAATTAAAATTTAAGCTTGGGGCTGGTTGACCAGCCCCAATAATGGACCTAGGTCAAGAAACCGTCTTTAAAAGTGTAATAGCTTCTGGCAAAGTTACCTGGCCATAGTTCCAACGGCTAATGGTAAACTCGATGATTCTCCGTCTTTTCTCGGTGAACTCATCACGAACCACACTCATTCCAGTACGATCAACAATAGTATACCCTTTCTGAAAATCACCAAAAGCAATCGGGAAAGCGTCAGTGGCAATAGCTGGCATGTCCTGAGCAATCAAATAAGGAAACCCGTTAATCGTGTTGGCAACAGGGCCATTTAACCCAGGCAACCATAAAAATTGGCCATCAGTAGATTTCAGAGTCCGAATGAAAGCTAGTGTTTGACGATTAAAAATATACATCGGGTTATAGCCCACTTTCAAATCACCAGTTAACAAAATAACATCGTCTGCCGTAAAAGTGCTTGAGCCTGAACCATCACGCGCTCCGGCTTGGACCCTAGAGTCCGCAACAAAACCCGCTGGCTTTTTAACACCATCACCATTGACAAAGTTTAAGCCTTCGCCCTGAGCAAATGCTTCACCAGCATCTCCCATGATTTCAGACTCCATGTCAAATTCCGCATCCATTAACATATCCATAGTAACCGGAGAAGAGAATGTTTGCGCGAAGGTGTTCAATGTCTCAGAACTATAACTTGAAACACTGTCAGTGCTTGTTTCTGCTTCGCCCTCATAAGTAGCAGTAGGGATAGTGTCGCGTACCGGAACTTCCATAGCTTTGCTAGCTAAAGTGCGAACACGGGCCACAGAGCGGATGGCCGAAATTTCTGTAATTTTCTTAGTAATTTCAGAATCAAGTTCAGTAGTGGTCAAAAACCCGCCAGCAGTATCGCTATCAGTACGAAGTAGTTGCTTTTGCTCAGACTCCATACGTTCACCAAGTTTACAATAAGCATTCATAGCCTTGTACTCTTCGGTGTCTTTGTAATTCTTTTCGTTACCAGATTTACCAGCGCGAGCCAATTCAACTTCCAAAGCATCCATACGTTCTTTAATTTCTTCGACGGACTTTTCGGCTTTCTTTTTTTCGACTACCAATTCCTGGTTTTTAGCTTCCTGTGTTTCTAGGAACTTTTCGATTCTGTCAATCTTTTCAAAATCAACAGTACTTTTTTTAAACTCCTCACGAAGCTCGGTTACAGCCTCCATCACCTGTTGTGCGGAGGTATTATTTTCAGTTGGTTCAGACATTTTTCAATCCTCATTCGGTTATAAGTTCACTTATGCAGGTTTATCGGCCTCTCACCGATTGCATAAGCGGCATCGCACCGCCCGAATTGCCCTACAAACGTATCGACTTAACCTGCTTTAGAACTTTGCTCCAGTCCTCATCAGGTTTAATCACAGTTATCTTACTCTCATTATACTCCACTTTCTTTTCTTTGTCAATACGGGACGCAAGACCCTTTGCAGCGGATTTGGACATTCCGCCAGACCCACGGAGGTATTTTTCAAGGTCCCTAGGAGTCCAGGTCTTTACATCATCAGAAACAAAATACATCTTTTCTTTAAATGGTGAATCAAGATCCATCTTAGCATAATAACGCTCAAGATGGCGCACTACTTTAGGTCTGTCAACCTCAGGGATGTCTACCCCGCCTCGCGCTCCTTGGAGTGCAGCAGCCACAGCAAAAATAGCTCTCGGTACTGCCACCATTCGACCACCTACGACATCAGCGATAGGCAATTTATATGACCCAAACAGAGTAGATTCAGCAGAATCAAACCAAACAAACGCCTTTCGATACTTGGCACTAGGACTCTCTCCAGAATCTGTAAATTCGCGGATTCTGGCTATAGCCGATGTGCTGTCCCATCTTCGATTTCGGTCCGCAAGTGGCAAATCCTGAAATGGTACTACCGCCTTAACTTCAGTCACATTTGCTGCTGGGTTCATTGGTTCATCGACCAATGAACCCTCCCAAACAATAGCCTTGTGGATAATTCGTATGTCATCATCCATTTCAAATTCTACAGATGAGAACCCCACCGAAAAGTCAGAGAGTACCCCCTGTTTCGCCAGCGAAAATGCCTCTCTCCCCTGCTGTACGTCCAAATTAATTTGGCCCACGCCAAACAGACCCTTATCATCTTCAAAGACCCTATCAATTGGGAAACCGCCAATAGTACGACCATGGTGGTCTTTAAACCTAATCTGTCGATTTTTTGCACGAAGCTCAATCAACGAATCCGCAAATGCTCCTTTGGTGAATCTATCCAAGCCACGGTCTAAATCCCAAGTTGCAATATAACCCTTGACAATCCCGACAGGTACACCATTCACGGCCTCCTCTTTAACTTCCAAGGACTGACCATACCCATACTTTGTTTCAACATTATTCATATTGATGATTTTGTCATTTTCATCGTCGTGCGGGTCATCTGCCCCAGTTTCTTCAATTTCGTCATCAATATCTATTGGGGCAGATGTCTTGTCACCCTCAAATTCATGCATATGCCCTGGCCCAAATGCATCCGTAGAGGTTCTACTTCCCGAAACCTCATGCCAATGCAAGTTAGGATCATTAGAGTCTACAATCTCTGGACCAGTTCTAGTTCCATCAAACAAAGTATGTATGTGTGCCATGGCTTATGCCTCTCAATTATGTGGCTTGAGCAAATGATAACTCAGCGTATCTAGTTTAGTCAATATTATCCTCCCAAAGACGTGACCAAAGCTGCCGTTGGTTCAGTCTCAGTGACCGGTGCAACTCCTACCCTTCGACGTTGAGCAAATACCGCACCAACGTCATACACTGCACTACACCGACAATTAATCACGTTACCTGCCGTAGCCCCAAAGGAAGTATCGCCAGGAAATCTCAATTGTTGACCTCCTACATTAAACAAACTTTCCACCGGCACCACTTGCGCATCGGCCGCAGCATGAGCGGGGCGCACTCTTTCGTCTCCGACAGTAACCCACTCTTTGAACATTTGTTCAGATGGCCGCTGCAGTGATAATGGGTCTTTTTTAGCGAATACATCAAATTCAGCTAGTTTTGTAGCCTCAGCTACGGCCTGAGTTTCAAGCGATGCTATAGCCCCCTCCCTAGCTTGGAGCCTTCGGGATAAAATAGCGGACGCGGCCACAGATCGCTCAACTTGGTCTGGGGTTTCACCGATAACAATCTGTGCAGCCACGCCCATGTCCGTTTGTGTGGTACTTGATATCACTTTTGATTGGGTTGCGGCCCTGGCAACAATGAAAGCCCCAAGTGCTGCTGTAAGGTTAGCTTCTTCGTCTGCTGTCAAGGCTACATTGTCTGGTGCTCTATCTGCTATCCTACCTTCAAATACATCAACCACGACCTCATAGTGACCGGCCAATATCTCTTGTAATTCAGGCTGAAAAATCACTGCTCTGGTCGTTTCACCTTTCAACATATCTATTCTGAACTGAGTTACTATTTGTCTATCCAATGCTCTCAACTTCCGGCCAAGTTTAGGCTCCAAGATAACCTTATCTCGAAAATCCTGCATTACCTGTTGTCGGATGTTGACAATAGCCATTAATCTTTTTTCTCAACAATTAATGGCTTGACACCACCAAAGATTGAACATACCCCATATTTGCTTCGAAATAACATTTTTAAAAGCATCAGAATCCATAACCTTTCTCAAATTTCTGTCAAACTCAGTTATTCCGTTAAGACTCATTCTTCGTCTCTCGCTAACCCAGGCTCTACATCTTGGTCCGGAGCGTTGTCTGCAGTGAAAAGATCTGTGCCAATTGGTACCATAGTGGCGGGCGCTAATATTTGGTCGCCCCCCTCCACTTCCTCTCTACCGATAACCGAGCGAAGTTCATTTAAAGACTCAAGATTAAGCTCACGCCTTAATTTTAACTCCTCATTTCGACGACCAGCTAAAGCTGTGACAGTATCCATATCGTAGGTAATCTGTACTTCAGCAGGGTCTTCACCATACCTAGGCATCAACAAGTCCGACAACCCCCCAAAAATCCTATCCGCCAGGGGCAATACCGCATCATCAAACAGAGCAAGTTTGGCCTCACGGTAATTGTTAAATGTGGATGCCTGAATGGTAATAAGTGGAAGGGGCACCTTGTACTGCAAGGCTACCGCCTGCTTTGCCATAGACTGTAAATTGGCGAAATCCATGTCCTTATTGTTTGTACCAATCTCCTTAATGTCCAGCTTGCCTCCGGATGTAACACCAATCTCTCCGGCCTTCGTCGCTCCACCATACTGGCTTCTAACTCGATCTCTCGTTTCTTCGAAATCATCAGGATTCAAGTCCTCGTCAAAATGAAAAACCAGGGATACACGGCCACCTTTCTCCAACATACTGACATTGTGAGTATTACCTAGTATATGCTGTCTGACCTCAGCACTGGCCGATGCCAACAAAGAGCGACCCCTCAACAAAGAGTTATTTCTAATCGAAAAACCCCGAATTTGCTTAAGTTCCCGCAGATTTCCACCAAGATAACGAATTCTATTATTATCCTTCTTCATTTCGTAACTACCGGCCAGTGAATTGCCCGATATGATGAAATTTCTAACAAAACCCTGCTGCCCCTCGACATCATTTGCATTACTGGGGCTTATGGGTTGTAATTCCAGTGGTGGACGATTCAAACCACCTAAGGCAATAACATAGGCATTGGCCGTAATTAAATATTGTTTGCCTATTGTCTCTAGAAACAAGTCTTGGGTAAAGAATGGCGACGGCTTCCGGAGTAGGTCAAGTACAGGGTGGTCTAGTTCTATTTGTCCGCCCCTTTTCACTACAGGTTCAATAGACGCAAATGCCTCCGCTATCATATTGATTGGAATACTTACTGCTGTTGAATCATCATATAGGTTTAATGCGCCCGCCGCTGTTGCCGCTCCACATTTACCAAAAACCAGAAACGACCCTAATTCAGGAGAAATTCCTAGGACTAGTGATTTGGTCTCATGTTTCGGAGCAGATTTTCTAAACTTTGGCAGTTTCCACATTTGTATTTATCCGATTAAGTTAGAGACATGCATAAGACGCGATTATACCACATTTTAACGTACTTTGCTATCCTATGTTAATACGTACTTTGTTCATTCGAGCTTCCAAAGCATACCTCATTGCATCTATTATGTGATTATTTTCGTCCTTCAAAATAGGTAGTATCTCATCTGTCTTTGGGTCAACTTTCCAGCTATATGACCCAAGTTCTGCTATAGTATTTTTACATCTTGTATGAACAACGATATCATACGACTGCAGGAATTTCACACCCTCATCAACACTACCTGCACCCTTCTTTGCAGCCTTAATTTTGAATCCATTGCGTTTCAAATAGCTAATAGTTTCGGGTCTAGCACTCTCAGCCTTAATTGTCCATTTCCTCGACTCTGGTATCCGGTCATAAAGAGCCGGTGTATCATCAATCTCAACTCCTATCTCAGATATATCATGATCGATATATAACTCCCTTTTATTATCATCTATCCACATCCGGACCAAAGTAGAAGGATCATTAGCAAAACCAAAATCCGAGCCATAGTACAGAATTTCCCCCTCTGGCGGCTCAATATCTCCATCAACCCGCCAGTACTTAAAGACCAGGGCTTCCGTCCGTTTCCTGGTCTTTCCTAACCAGATATGCTCATATAGATTAAAATCCCGCTTCTTGTCATACTCCATATTTCGACGGGATTTGTCAGTTAACCAAGGATTCTTATCATAGTTAATATTACAAATATAACTATCTGGAGGAGGGTCTATTATGAATCTCTGCTGTACAGGGTCCGTATCATTCTGTGGGTTCCATTCTAGCCAAGTCTCAGACCCTTCTTTCCGGATTGTTGGTAATAAAATCTGAAATGAATCCTCTGATATAGTCTGTGCTTCCATTATCAAACAGAGGTCTATACCCTCCATAGATTTAATTGACTGAATATTCTTTTTCAGACCCTTGAAAAGAAACTCCGTCCCATTCTTCCCATAAATCGAATTGTTTTGGATATCAAATTTATCCTGCAACCCTAGGATATAAATTTGATCCGACAACAAAGCCAATATTGAATCAGCAATTGAATTTTGGTATTCACGAGTGCAGAGGATTCGTAACGGCTTGAGACTTCCACGAAAAATAGCCGCTCTTGCTAATTGGGTCGATTTTGCTCCTGCCCTACCTCCCCACCATCCCTTGTATTCACAGTTATAATTCGGGTCACTGGGGTTGACTAAACATAGGAAATCTTCGGCTGTTTGAAATGTGAATACCTCCTCAGCCGCTACACTCATCTAAGACCCTCCGAGATAGGATCATTTATGTTCGGATCAGGACTATTTATGTTCGGATCAGGACTATTTATGCCAGGATCAGGATCAGACCCATACCCCGAAGGCCCGTCTGGGAGACGGGTTTTTGTTAGATAATATATGTTCGGATCAGGACTATTTATGCCAGG